AAAAGATAGACTCATAAAATCTTTGACAGATAAAGTAAATCTTTTACACAAGTCAATAAACAAATCTAATAAAAGGAGCTAAAAATATGCTTACACCTGAAGAAAAGATGATGATACAGGACATCAAGAGTTTAATTAATGAACTAGAACAGGCTGATGGTGGTGCAAAAGATGCTGAAGAAGTTGAGCCTGTGATTATGGCAATAGATGAAAATCCTAAAGATTGTGCAGATGATCCTATAAAAAAGAAAGATATATCATCAATAGATGATATCACTAAGGCACTTAAAGCACTTATTGCTAAAAGTGGTTCAGCATCACCTGATGGTACTACTGCAAATGATGATGCAGAAAGTCGTATTTATGATGATCAAACAGAAATGATGGATGAGAATATAAATGCTGTTGCTAAAGCGATTATAGCACTTACTTCCAAAGGGAAACCTGTTGCTAAATCAGAAAAATCCTCTGATGAAATCAGAAAGGAAATGCTCAGGCAACGTGTGAATAAAAAACTTCAAGAAAGGAAACAGAATGACAATGTTGAAAAAGCTCTTGTAGCTATTGCCAATGTTGTAAAATCTGTTGTAGAACAACAGAATGAAACTGCTACTGCTGTAGCAAATATTCTTGAAGGAATGGGAATTGCACAACAGGTAACAGGTGGACAATTTGTTGCAAAATCTATAACACCTGCTCAGCGTCAAAAGCCTGTAAAAAGTGCAAATCAGGAAGTACTCAAAGGTCTGCAGGACGAACTGACCAACATGGTTGGTGATCCTATGCCTGTAGGTGCACAGAGACAATCAGTTGCTAAAGACCTCTCTGGTGTCATGGGTTACTTGTTTAATACGTAATAATAATAACGAAATTAAGGAAGGTACGAAATAAATGGAATCTAATCTGATAAGACAGTACAACAAATATGCTTCACAAAACAAGAACATGATTGCAAAAGCTCTTGATTCTTCAAATGGTGTAGGTGGAGCACTTATTCCTCAGTATCTTGAAAAAGTGATAACAAATACCATGGTAAGGCTCTCTCCGGAACTTGCAATGATAAATCCGGTGTATGGGGCACAAAAATATCATGAGTTTAACAGACTTACAGAACTTCCTTCAGCCGGTAGTTCAATGGGTGAAAATGCTGTAACTCCTGTTAAAAATTCCAAATATGTACGTGATGGTGTTAACCTCAAAATCAAGAGGAGAAAGGGAGCAGTAACAAATTTCCAGCAAGATGCATCACAAGATTACATTGATTCTGCTGCCGCTGAAATGGAAAATCATCTCCAATCACATGCATATGACCTTGCAACTGAAATCCTGTGGGGAAATGAACTTGCAGACCCTTATTGTTTTGGTGGTCTGGACAGATTTATTAAAACAAATAGAAATGTTGGAACACTTGGTGGTTCAGTACCAACAAATCTCCAATTTCTTGATGACATGATTGATGCGAATGCAGACCTTCAGGGTGCACCTCATAGGAAAGCTTTCGTTATGTCAAATCAGATGCTTTCATTTATATCACGTCTTATGACAAATGTAAGGATTTCACAGGGTATTGTAGGTCAAGGTCTGACACAGGTAGAAATACCCGGTGGTTGGAGACTTAATGCATATCGTGATATTCCGATTATTACAACAAATGCTGTAAGACCGAAAGCACAAATGGGAACTGTTACACTCTCTACAGCATCAACAGGTGGTTCACTTCCTAAAAGTACAGCATATCATGTAAAGGTTGCTCCTATCACCTATAATGGTGAAGAACTTGCAAGTGTTGATACTACTATCACTACTGGTTCAGGTACAGATACAAATAAAATCACTGTAACATGGTCAGCATTTACAGGTGCTTTATATTATAAAGTATTCTTCGGTACAACTGAAGCAGGACTTAAGCTTATTAAAGTTGTTTCTGCATTTACATATGATGGAAATGGAACACCAACAGGTGATCTAACAACTACTGATATTCTTTCTACTACTCCTGAGGCTTCTGTACCAACTCATATGCAAGATGATATTCCTCTTGTTGCAACTGGTGGTGTTGCTCCTGAACGTGTAATACTTTGGGATTTGGATGATTTTCAAGGAATGGGAAAATTTCCTTATACAAATTCCGGTGGTTCAAAATTCAATGGTCTTGTAACAATTGAACCTCTTGCTAAGACAGACGACTTCCTGCCTTTCCTTATTAAGACATATGGAGCACTCTGTCCGGCATTTGAAGCAACTTCTGTTATACAGAATAACCTTAGGGTTGCTTAATCATCTTATCCTAAAAAAAAGGAAAAACTTTATGCGTAAGATAAAACTTGCTTCAGAACAAAATACAGAATCTACTGGTATGCCACACCAGATAGATCCACTTAAGAATCCGGATGCAGGGGAAAATAGCCCTGCCTCTGCACCGGATTCTCCACTAATATTTGTTAGGCGATTTAAGTTAAATCATGCTCCTGAAGGAGAATGTGTTGCAGGAATCATGGTTGGTGAAAAATCGAAACAAGTAGAACTTGTTGATGGTATCTTTGAATTTCCTCAGGAATGGGAAGATGAAGATGTCGAAGCATGGAGTAAAGCATTGATAAATGCAGGGTTTGAAGATATTTCATATCATATAACCAATTCCATAACACAAGTTCAAAAGGATGATGATAATAAGGATGAAAATGTCGAAGATAATGAGAAATTTATCACTCTTGCACACCCGGATTATCTTGGCAAAGAAGATATCGAAATGAAAATACCAACTCCAACTGATGAAGACCCTGATAAAGTGGTTGAAATCACATTGATTGGGGGTGTTTTTAAGACAGATGATATCAAATTTGTTGAAATTCTCAAATCCTTCGGGTTTATCGAGTATGGAGTATAAGAAATAAAATGGCAATCAAAATAAGTGCAAAAGTTTATGAATTGTTGGCAGGATATAACATTAATCAAGATGTTTTACTACCAACATTCATAGACATGATTGCTAATTCAATGATTAAGCCGATTGTTGAAAGGATAATCGGCTATTCTATTGAACAGAAGACTCAAATCACTGAATATTACTCAGGTAATGGTCATGCAGTACTTATGCTCAATAGAATACCAGTTGTATCACTTGATAGTATTTCAATTGTTGATTATAACGAAATGGTAAACGGTATTATACCAGTAACAAATCTTGAACTTGAAACTAAAACAGGTATAATAAAGATTAGAACAAATTTGAATAGTCTTTATTATTCAGTATTTCC